AGAACTATCATCAGTTGCTGGTGTTGGTGCTAAAGGTATTCCTGTAAAAGTAGGACTTGCTAAAGGAGCATATAAATCAAGATTATTTTGGACGTAAGCTGTTGTAGCAACTTCAGTAGAATTTTCATCAGTTGCTGGTGTAGGTGAATATAATGGTCCATCACAAGTAATTTTAGAAGATGTTAAATTAATAAATCCTGTAGTAGTTAAATTTAAATTATTATCATTAGTATCTATATTTAATCCATCAGATGCTAATAAACTTGTACATGTTCCTAAACTCAATTGACTAGCTACTGGATTACTTAATACAACAGGTTCAGAACTATTATTAATTGTCACAGTAGTAAATTCTGGATTTCCTCCTCCACCGCCACCACTTCCTACAGGAACACCATCAACTAATAATCCATTAGCAGAATCAGCAGTAAGACAAACAAAATCTGTTCCTCCTGTTCCAGTTGGATAAGAAATATTTAATGCTTGATAGGAAACATTATTTGGAGAATAAGGAGGTAAATTTGAAACCATATAATTTTGGGCAGATGCTGTAGACATTATATTATAATATAAGAAAATATTTTCTCACAATATAATATGTCGGTGATTTCTTCTGCTGGTGCTAATTATACTTCGCAACTTACAAGATTTCCTCCTATTGCTGGAAGTGTAGGAAATATTTATACTCCTAATTTAATTAATAATACAAATGTTGGTTCAGGAATAAGTGCAACTATTGTTTCATCTGCTTTAGTTGAAGGAACGTATATTATTCAGGGATTTTTGGAAGTAACTTGTAATACTGCCGATGAAACACTTGATACTGTTGCTGTTGATATTCAAGCTTCAAATGCTGATGGTGTTTTACAAACAATTATAACTTTTAGTGCTATTATTCCTCAAGATAATCTTTTTTATATTCCTATAAATTGGTCATTATATGCTATAACAACTGCTACACCTAATTTTGTAATTTCTATTGATGGTACAACTTCAGCTGGAACTTATGATGTTGCTTCAGGAACACTTAACATTACTAAAATAGCATAGATTGACTTAAATATTTTTATTTGTATAATATAATGAAAAAAAAAAATCTTATTGATTATTATAAAAAAAAATTAGAATATTTTATAACGGATTCAGACATAAAAAGATGGCTTCCAAATGCTGAATCAAAAATTATAAAATATTCTGATTTAGCAAATTATAATTCTTTAGAAGATTTATTACCTGAACCAATTGATTATAAAATAATATTAGTAGAATCAGAATTAAATTCAGGTCACTGGACGAGTATTATGAGAAAAGGAAATAAATACGAAACCTTTGATTCTTATGGTGGAACAATTGATCATGAATTGAATTATATTCCTAATTCTACTAAAAAATATCTTGGAGAGGATAAATTATATTTAGGCAAATTATTAAAAGGACATAAAGTTATATATAATAAAAAAAAATTACAATCAGAAAATAATGGTGTAAGCACATGTGGAAGATGGAATATTGCTAGAATATTATCTTTTTTGATGGGCTGGACTCTAAAAGATTTTCAAAATAAATTAAAAGAAACTTCTGATGAAACAGGCAAACCATACGATATAATAATGGTAGACTGGATTAATTCATAATATATTATTTTTCATCTAGTTTTACATAAGTGTTATTTATAACATTAGAAGATGTACCCATTTCAGTTGCAGTATCTTTTAAATCTTCAACTTGAGGAGCATATTTATTTGTCAAGTAAATATTACGAAGCATAGATACTCCTATCTTTTTCTTGAAAATATTATTTAAAATTCTTGTAATAGAATTTGTTTGAGTAAAAGGTTCTCCATCATAGTTTACAAGTAAAAATATGTCTTCATTTTTTTTTGACTTTAATAATTTTCTTTGTGGGTGTACTTGAGATAAATATACTTCAAGAACTTTCTTTAATTGTTCATTTGCTGGAATTGTTTGTGTCTTATATGTTTTAGCAGTTTTATAATTATTGAAATAAAAAATATAACTTGGAATATCTAGATAATTAAATTCAGTAGGTAAATCAGCATGATAATGTTTTATAATTTTACAATTTTGATAATCAGCATTTCTTCTTGGAGCTTGAAGAACATATAATGATAATACAACCCATGAAAGAATTTTTCCATATTCTAGATTATCCAATGTCTTTTTATTTAGTAAAGGATCAATTTCTTCTGTCAAATGATTATATATTTCAAACACTTCTTCTTGAGAAATCCAATTATCTTTTTGTGTTTCTGATTTTGTATTATTTGATTTTATATTTTTACTTTCGTTCATTAAGATTTTATAGTACTTGTCATAAAGTTTCTTTGCTTTTGGAATAGAAGTTTGTTCTTTCAAATAAGATACAATAGAGATTAAATAAGTTCTTTGAGTATTCGGTTTATACTTTGATAATTTTTCTAAAATAATTTCTGGTTTATCTAAAAATTTTAAATTTTTTATTTCTTGATTTTCATTAAGACGAATTAGATTTTTCATGTATAAAGTTTTTGAGCTTGAAGAAATATTTTTGTTGTCAAGAATATTCATTATATAATATATAAATATTAAATTTTTATATTATATTTTTACATTATTATTTTTTTTCAAAAGGAGGTAAATTAAAATCACCTTTAATTTTTTGTTTTAAATTTATTTGTTTCTTTAAATTTTTTGGATCAATTTCTTCAGGAGTTAAAGGAGTAGATTTATTTATTTTTTTTGTAGGCCTGTATACAGGATAATCTTTATGTCCTACATCTTTCCATTGCTCCTTAAACCATGTTTTTAATTTTTTTGGTTTATGATCTTCTGAATATGTACCTCCTAACTGTTTATAAAATTTTACTATAAATCCTGAACGATAAGCAGATGGCTTATTGTAAATTAAATTTGAATATTCCTTGACTAAATTATATAATTCCATGTCATCAGGAATAGGCATTATATATAACAATTTATTTTTTATTGCTTTCTAAATCATTATTACCTAATGCTTTACTTCGTTGCAGTTCAAGTTCATCTATTTTTTCTTCTAACTCTACGTCTCGTTCTATTTTAATACCACAACAAGAACAAGACCTACATTTTGATTTGTAAATTAGTCTTGTAAACCCTAAAATACAACCAATAACAGAAGTAATTAAAAATGAGAAAAAGACCCCATCAAAGGTCGCAGTATCCATATAATTTCTTTAGATTAAATTATACCCATATACAATAAATTGTAAAGTCATATTGTTTCCTACTCCCAAACTACTCTGTTGAATAGTCAATCCAGTTATGGTCGCACCCGATAAAGAAGTAGATGATATATTTCTATCGCTGTATCCGGTGACCCCAGGGTTTCCATAAAAACTTTTACATTTCAATCCTACAACATTCGCAGAAGTATTCGCAAATCCAACATTTTCAACCTCTAAAACAACTTGTTTATTGGTTAAAGAAGAAACAGCAAATACTAAAGGAGCAGAAGATAAAGTAGCACCCGCAGTATAAACAGCACTAATAAGAGCTGGAGCAGAACTGACTAACTCATTACCATACAAAGACCCAATTGTAGGAACACCAGTCCCCAAAAATCCAGCGAGAGAATATGTTGGATAAGCAGAATAAGACACTTGAGATGCTGAATTGATTACAATTCTATAATTAGAATAAGTTGAATTGAAAATAGAAGCAACAGAGAAATTTTGAGTTGATGCTGAACCAGTAACAGAAAATTGACTTGTTGATAAATACACCAACCCAACTTGACCGAAACGAGAAGCGTCATTAACAAGAGAAGGAGTAGATGATAAAGATACTTGAGGAATAGTCAAAAGAGCAGAAGTCATAGTAGCAGTTGATGTTGGAACATTCTGTAAAGTTAAAGTTGAATTGGATAAAGAAGAAAATATAGTTCCTCCAGTTGTCGCAGAAAAAGTTGTTGCTTGTAAAGACCCAGTAGAAGGATTATATGATAAAGGATTAGTTGTCTTATCAACTTTTAAAGGTAAATTACCAGTATTATTTGAAACGAAAACTGGATAAAAAGTAGCGTTTGTATTATCATCTGTAATTGTTGAATTGGTTGAATTTGTTGCTGTTGAAGAATTACCGCTTATATTACAACTAAAAGTATTTGTATTCGGTATATAAGAAAGATTAGAATAAGAATTTAAATTATAATTACCAGCAGTAGAAGCACTTACAACGCAGGGATACCAATTTGAACCACTAAAATTATTACCAGCAGTTATAGTTGAAGTTTGAGAAGTAGTTGCGGAATTCGCAGTTCCATTTAAAGTTCCAGTAAAAGTTGTTGCTGTTATTGTATTGGTTGATGGATTACATGTTATTCCAGCGGTCTTTTGTATAGCACCAGTCCCAGTTGCCGAATTATCGCTAAAATTAATATAATGAGTAGCATTTTGAACTGAATTGCGAGTTGTATATCCATTTTTATCTATCTTATTGGTTGTTGTTCCGTCAGTCAAAGTAATTGCTGGATTAGTCGCACTATCGTTTGGTAATAACCGAATATAATTTGAACCAGCACCAGTATTATTGAGGGTTATATCGCTGGTTGCCCCACTACCGACACTTAAAACTTGTTGTAAATTGGGTGTTCCAGCATTCGCCGAAGTAATAATATCCAACCAACTAGCAGAAGTAGTTGTTGAACTATCGCTATAAGCAACCGAAGTTGATGTTAAAGTTGTAAATTCAGTAGGAGAAGAATTAGATTGTTTCAAAATTAAACCTACATCTCCAACTCCAGCAGAGGAATATTCAATCGTCATATTTGTATCCGTTATATATATTCCTCCATTTGGAGCATTCATATTAATATCGCTATAAGTAGAGTTTAAATTTATTCCCTCGTTATCACCATTCAAATCAATTTTATTACCACTCAAAGAAACGAAATCACTACCAGCATTAATATTTATATCACCACCAGCAGTTATACCCAAACCACCCGCAGTATTCAGTATAGAAGGAACATTCGTTATAATTTGTCCGTTCAAATTTAAATCATTATTACATGTAATTCCATTTGTACCTGATAAACTTAATTGATTAGAAGAAATAATTCCCAAATCAACACCAATTGCTCCATTTACAGAATTTACATTTGTTAAATCTTGAGAATTCAAATTAATTCCATTTGATCCACAAGAATTTCCTACAACTAAAATAGTTGATAAAGGTACTAAAGGTCCAGCTGAACCTGTAGCACCAGTAGCTCCAGTAGCCCCAGTAGCCCCAGTAGCCCCAGTAGCCCCAGTAGCCCCAGTAGCCCCAGTAGCACCTGTATTTCCTGTATTTCCTTGAGGTCCTTGAGGTCCTGTTGGTCCAGTAGGTCCTGATATAACTGGTAAATGATTGAATTCATATTCTAAATAAGTTAGACGGTTGTTTAAATTATACTGTGATCCGAAACTCATTTTATATATAAATAGAAAAGAATTTATTAAATAAGAATTTTTATATTTAAAAAAGAAATCTAGTATATTTTATATGGAAAAATCTATTTTGGAATCTTTAGAAGAAGTAAAAAACTTATTACAGGATATTGAAAATAAAGTTATAGAACAAAATCCGACAAGAATAGTATTTATATATGCTATTGAATGTAAGGATAAAAATATTTTAGATTCTTACGTAGGATCAACATTCTCCATGAGTAATAGAAGATATATACATTATCATAATTCAAAAACATCAACTAGCAAATTATATTCTTTTGTAAAGGAAAATGGGGGTTGGTCAAATTTTGAATTTATTATTTTAGAAAAAATAGAAGTATCAACAAATAAAGAAAAAATGGAAAAAGAACAAGAATGGATTAAAAAGAAAAATCCAGTACTAAATAGTAGAAGAGCATTTAGAACTCATAAAGAATTACAAGAACAATGGAATAAAGCAACTCATAAATATAGAAGTAAAAAACTAAATATATAAAAAAATAATTTTCATAATTATATGGCTGGATTTCAAACAAAAAGTTTTTTAAAATACGATGACTACATGACCCCTAAATATGCTTGGGAAAATATTCAACATCTAATTCCAAAAGATAAAGTTATTTGGGAAGCTTTTTATGGTGATGGTAAAAGCGGTGAATATTTAAAAGAACTTGGATTTAATGTTATTCATAAACCTATTGATTTCTTTGAAAATAATTTAGGGGATATTATTGTTTCTAATCCACCATTTTCTAAATCCAAAGAAATAATGAAACGATTAAAGAAGTTAGATAAACCATTTATTATTATTCTTCCTGTTAGTAAATTGAATACATCGTATACAAGACAACATTTTATGAATTCAAAACTACAAATTATTATTCCAAAGAAAAGAATACACTTTGAAAAAATTGTTGATGGTGAAAAACCTAAAGGCTGGAAGAATGCTTGTAATTTTGACTGTTTTTATTATTGCTATAAAATGAATTTTTCTTCTGATATTACTTGGTTAATTTAATAACCATAAAATATTTGGATATTCATGAGTAGAATTATTTATTATTGTAATGTTTTTGAATATATTTTTACCAAATAAAAACAATAAATAATTTATTTTCATATTTTATATTTAGAAAAAATTTCTAAAGATAAATTATGAACTGCTGTGATTATTGTGGAAAGAAATTAAGAAAATGTAAAAAGGTAGATATTCCTGATAGAACAACTCATTTTAAATGTTTAGATAAAATAAATCAAGAGCGATATAATGAACAAATGAACAAATTAAAAAAATTAATGCGTGATGGTATAAATAAAATAAATATGGATTTTGCTGGTAATTTAGTAGAAAAGGATTTAGAAATATAATCTTATGTTAATATAGATAATAATGCACGGAACTGTAGCCCAAAATGCTCAGGCAGTAAAAAATTATAGAAAAAAACATCCTGAAAAAGTTCGTGAATGGATGAGAAAAGCAATGAAAAAACAATATTGGAAGAAAAAGATGTGGAAAGAAGTTTCTCAGGAATTTTTTCTGATTTTATTGTGAATTTTAATATTTAGGAATTAATTTTATAAATATTAAAAAATCAATTTAAAAATATTTTCCCTTGTGTATATATAAATGGAGCATATGTTTTTTGATGTGAATGGAGAACCTGACATGGATTATTTTATGAAATCTTTGAATAGATCAATGAAAAAAAATAAAATAGTTGAAAATACACCTGAACCTGATTCTGATGAAGATAATAAAAAGGAAGAACCAAAATATTCTCAAAGTGAAAATGGTAAAAATATTAAAATATTATTAGAAAATTTTGAATGCTTTAAAGAAGAAGCTAAATCGTATCCTACATGGTTTCCTATTCTTTGTGCTATTTGGAATTCTGTTGAAAATAAAGTAGAAGGATTACAATTAGCTCATCAATTTTCAAAGTTGAATAACTATGATGAAGATAGTGTAAATGAAAAATGGGAAAAATTTGAATCAAAACCTCCTGAAAAGAAAAAGACTATAGGAAGTCTTATTTATATTGCCAAGAAAGAAAATGAAGAAAAATACAAGACCTTATTTGCTAAGAAAAAAGAAAATAAAAAATTATTAGAAAAACTTGAGAAGGACGAAATTAAAGAATCAATAAAAAAACAACAAAAACAATTGGAAGACCTTTATGAAGACAAATATTTAAGAATGGAAAAAGAATTTGAACAGAACCATTTAAAAATCATTAATAAATCTTATTATATTAAGCATACCAACGAAAATTATATTATCATGAGTGAATCTCAACTCATTACATCTTACAGACATTTAAGTTACGGAAAAGATGAAAATGGAAATCGTTTGTCTTTTATTATGCGTTGGATTTCTAACAATAATTCAATTAGATGTAAACTAGATGTTGGAATATATCCAAATTCTGATAAATGCCCTAAAGATATTTTTAATTTATGGACACCTTTTGCGATGTCATTAATTACAGAATATGAACATAAAGAAGAAGAATTACAAATTATTTTAAACCATATTAAAATTTTATGTGGAAACCATGAAGAAACATATAATCATTTTATTTTATGGATTGCTCAAATGCTACAATATCCTGATGTTAAAACATGTTGTCCTTTTCTTGTTTCAGGTATGGGAGCAGGTAAAGGTACATTAATGAAATTAATTGAAAATATGGTAGGCTCTCATAAATATTTTGAAACATCAAATCCAAGCCGAGATGTATGGGGTCAATTCAATGAAAATATGGGAAATTGTTTTTTTGTAAATCTTGATGAGTTAAGTAAAAAAGAAATAAAAGAAAGTGAAGATAAATATAAAACATTAATCACTAATGGAGCTTTAACAATTAATCCAAAAGGTAAAAGTTCTTATTCATTAAAATCGTATCATCGTTTTTTAGTGACGACAAATGGAGAAGACTGGGATGTAAATAGACGTAATTGGATTATTAGAGCTTCTGATGAAAAAATAAGTGATAAAGAATATTTTGAAAATTTAAGAAATATAATAGAAAATGTAAATGTAATTAAAACATGCTTTGAATATTTTATGTCTATTGAAGGAGCAGATAAATTTAATAAAATTCCTATTCCTGAAACAGAATTTCAAAATGATCTGAAAGAAGCTAATAGACCTATCATTGAACAATGGCTATATGATTTTGTTATTGAACATGATGATCAACAAGAAGTAAAATTATTAGGAAAAGAAATATTTAGTCATTATTGTTCTTGGAAAGATAAAAATAAAATTCCTTTTGAAATGAACGCAATTAAAATAGCATTAAAAATTAAGCAGTTAAAATTAGAGGGTATTTCAAAAGGTATTCCTACAAATAAAGGAAATCCAACTATATTTAATATACCTTTACTTAAAAAATATTTTGGAATTGGTTGTTTAATAAAAATAGAAGAGAAAGACGATGAAGAAAAGTGTATAGTGTAGAGTTGATAACGACCTATTCACTCAACTATCCATTTAAAAATAAAAAAATATTCTTACCTATTATGCTCTTATTATTCTTTTTTTTTTTTTAAAAAGAAGAAAAAGTGAATAGATGGATAGATAATTTTTTTTTTTCATGGGACAGAAAATATTTCTCTTTAAAAAAAAAAGTTTTTTTTTTTAAAAGTGTTTTTTTTTGTTTTAGCCATGGCTAGTTTTGAAGTCCATCCACTTACAACT